TTTTAAAACGTGTACCAGCATTTGTAAGTGAATACTCACCAACTTGACCAAGAACAGTAGTAACAGTAACTGCTTGGTTAAAAGCATCCCAATCATAAGCATCAGCTACTTGACGCTTTGTATCGTTGATGTACTTACCAATAAGGGCTGAGTAAGTAGTTCCAGAAACAGTAGTAACTACTGGTTCACGCAAGCGAACCAATACATCGTTGACTAAACTGAGATAGGTAGATAGAGCCATTACTTCTTCCCTTTATTTCTTGAGGAAATCGCTTTAGCTTTTGCCTTTGCGTCTGCTTTAGATGAAGCACCCCATGCTTGCAGAGAAAGTAGCAACCTTGTTGGTTTGCCATCCTTCATCTCTGCGCCTTCCATGTTGCCCATCCTAGCGAGAAAAGAAGCCCGTCTTGGATTGTCACCCGACTTTACGGGTGGCTTGAGGTTTCCCCCAGTTTCCGCATTATAAGATGCTCTACCCTTGGCATTCAAGCCGCCTTTTGGATTTTGACCAGCTTTTGTTTGCCAAGTGGGAGATTTCATCTACTTCACCTTTTTAGGTTTCTTTGCTGTCTTTGCCGCTTGTTTGAAATCAGCGGCGGTAGGTGCGGCTTTAGACCCCACCTTGTTCATCTTTTCACCAGAACCAGCCTTAATCCTTGCTTGTTTAGCATGGATATTGGCATACAAACCTTGCTTAGTAACCACTTTTCATCTTCTTCTTAGGCTTACTCATGCCAGCTTCAGACAAAGCAATAGCCACAGCCTGCTTCTGCGATTTAACAACCTTACCAGTTTTAGAACCAGTGTGCAGAGTTCCCTCTTTCCACTCTTTCATTACTTTACCAACTTTTGCCATTTTCTTTGTAGCCATCATTTACCCCTTGAAGATTTTTTCATCATGTTAGTTGCTGTACGCTGACCCCGCATAGGCATCGCTTTTGGCTTGCCAACTGCCACCATGATTGCAATGGGAATGCCCTTTTTAGGGGCTTGAGGACTAGGTTTCTTTGGTTTGGTTGCCATTACGACTCCTTAGTAAAGAATTTTTGCAGTGATAGTGCCTGTTACATAAACAGTGCAGTTTGCTCTCAAATACTTGGGAGCATTGGCAACAGTAACCAAACCATCGGCAGTCAAAGCCGACCCCAATGTAGACCAGTTAGTGCCATCTAAACTACCTTGAAAAACAACAGTAGCTGATGTAATGCCGCTAACTTGTAAAAACGCTGGATTACCAGCATCGCATTGAACCGCCTTAGATGCGCCTGTTGCAGTAACAGCACTCAAAAGGGTCACAGAATTTGAATTGGAACTCATGGTTTACCCTTACTTTAAGGTTAATTGATATAAAGTGTTTTGATACAGACCAACAACTTCGTCAATGACGTTATGTAAGGCTGTCTCTGTACGAGGAACGATCTGTTGGCGATTGGCTTCAATCCAATCCATTTGCTGACGCAAAACTTGCGAAATCGTGCCTTTATACTTGTTATTCACATAAGGAATATCCAAGCGAATATCAAACTTTCCCTGATATTGTTGGGCAAAGTCATCAGCTAAAGGAATAATGCCTTCATAAAACTCATTCAAAGTCTTATGTTCAGCAAAAGATGAGGTTTTCAAATGAATTCTGTGGGCAATTTCCCTTGACAAAAACAACATCCCAATGAATTCAGCGGCAGTATTTCCCATGATTAGTCTTTCTTTATAGAGCCACCAGATTTCCAAGCATCACAAGTACGCAAAGCCGCACAAGTGAAGTGGAACAGTTCACAAAAACCTAGATCAGCGGCATCAATAAACTGCTGGTCATAGTCCAATTCGTTTTCGGCAGATTTACCTTTTTCCAATCCACTCTTAATGCACTCCATCATCTTAGGAGTCTGGATAAAAGCCGCACAGTTACCGCAACGCATGGTTTTTACCACATCAGTAGGTGCGTTATACATTTTGGCTTTTTTCAACCAAAACGCTTCATTGGGTTCTAAAGGATTGGGTGCGCCATACCCAAAGTTCTTAAAAGCATTATTGCGATTCTTAAGATTTAACTCTATATCCTGAGTAGGAAGTGGGCAAACCTGACCTGAAAGAAGTCCTTCTTTCACTTCAACCACCTTGATGCAAAGAAACTAACGACTCCTGACAGGGTAGATGCAATAACCATCCCCATCCAAAATCCACCTTTGCTTTGATTAGCTAACTCAAGTAAGGCTTTTACATCGTTACTCAATTGAGTTACTTGACCATGTAGAGTTTCTACTTGAGCCTCTAACCTACCAAAGTCTCTTGCGTCAATTTCAGACATTTGCAACCTTTCTTGGTCTTCCCATACGCTTAATTTGTGGGATGACAGGCGCAAATGCGGTATCTGTCCTTACGGAATCATAATCATACTTGGATTCTACAGGTTCTACAACATCTATTCTTTCGTATCCAGCATGACCTTTCATTGAGTCAATATCGACTTGATGAACTAAGGTAACTAGATTACCACTTGCTACACATTTAAATATTGCCATAAAACCCTCAAAGGTTAAAAGGGAGAGGTTTTACCCCCTCCCCCAGTCTGTTTAAACAGGTCGAGCAATAATCAATTTGATAGTGGTAGATGCCAGATCGACAGAACTACCAGTCAAGTTGTCAGTTGCCACAGTCACAGTGTTTGCGGCTGAAACATAAGCACGGCGAACTACGCCAGCTTCTGATACACCCACAGACATAGCAATAACCATGTCACCCAATGCCACGCCTGAGACAGTGATTGTGTCAGTAGCCGCACCTGCCGCACCTGAAGCTACAGATGCCGAGTCAAGAGTTGCAGTTACAGACCAAGTGTCGTTGAACAAACCACGCCATGTAGCGTTGTCTCGTTTTGATACTACAGCGGTTGCTGATGCCATTTTGAATTCTCCTAATTAAGTTAAAAAAGTCCCCATACCGCTATTTCTAGAAGTAGGAGGGACAACTGCAATTAGGCTGGCACAACCAAAGCAAAAGCGGCGTAGTCACGGAGTTCACCAACACCATAAAGGGTGTCAGCGGTGAACAAAGTGCCAAGATACTCTTGTTTGTATTGTGTCTGTGAACGAATTGCCATCTGTTCAACCAGAACCATGCCATCACGATGACCCATCAAGCAGACACGGGCAATAGCAGTACCAGAAGTAGGGTAGGCGGCTGTGGCAGATGCTGAATCAGCATTACTGGACACAAACACGGGCATACCATACAAGTTACCGATTTCACCATTACGGATAGTGTTGCCATTTCCAGCATCACCCACAAAAGCCTGTTCAGTGTAACGGGCAAGACCCATTAAAGTGTTACGGCTTGAGGGAGGAATGATGAAGAAGCGACCATCCATAGGTACATCGCTGTCATCCAAACGCTGAATAGTACGGCGAATAGCGGCATCAGTCAGAGCAGAAGCGTTACCAGTATTGGTATTAGCTGAATAGTCAAAGGTAGTTGTACCATCGCCACCAACATAACCAGCGTTGTATTGAGCGCCAGCAGAGCCGCCGTTAGCAATACGACCCAACTGAATCAAGTCAGTATCGACTTGTTTAGCCAAAGCGTAACCAGCATCTTCTGTGTAGAAACTACGCAGTGAAGACAGGGCTTGTGCTTCAACGATGTCCTCAATCAAACGGCTATATTCATAGTGCTTGTTGATGGAAATGTCAACAATACCTTCATTGTTGACAATCAAGGTAACGGCGTTTGTTGCGCCTTTAGCTGATGCAGAACCACGAGTAGGCGAAGGAATGTGAACTGTGTCACCTTTCTTGCCTTTGAAGTTCATCTTTTTAACAACATTGGCGGCTACAAGATTACGTTTGTAAGCCGCAACGATTTCGTCTGACCAAATTTCAGGGATGAAATTAGCGGCTGACGTAGTTGTTACGTTATTTGCGGGGGAAAATGCTGTTGCCATGTTAAATACTCCAAAAGTTAAGTGTTACTTCACTCGACCCTCTTGATATGCTGTCATGATTTCATCAGACAAAGACTCATACCTTTGTGGGTCAGTCATTTTTAGCCGAATAAGGTCAGCACGTCTGTAAACCCTCTTTCCTGATTCACCAGTTCCACCCGAATCAACTGAAGCGGCTTTAAGATTTTGCTTACGTGATACTTCTCCAGCATCTGACGTTTGCCTAGTCTTAACACCCTTCAACTGCTTATAAGTAGACAACAACTCATTGGCACTATCATAGTCAAACTCACCATCTGCTTTGGCATACAAACCTATACGAATAGGTGAAGATTTCACCCAATTCGCAAAGTCTGGGTCTTGAACAATCTGAGTGAAATCAGGGTGTTCTGCCGTTAACTTTTGCTGAATTTGCATCTTTTTGAACTCTTGTCCCGCTTGGCGAGCCGCAAGTACATCTGGATGGTTATTAATAGTGTTCTGAACTGCCTTTTTAGGGTCTTCAAAAAAGTCAATTTCAGGCTCTACCTCTGCATTCTGACGACTTCCAGAGAGATTTTGCTTGATAAGTTCATCAGCTAGTTTCCGAACCTCGCCTACCTCTTGAGCCTGCTTACCAATCAACTTCTCAGCCTCTTGGTGCATCTTAATAATGTCGCCTAAATCTTTGCCCCGATATTTATCAGGTAGATCGCTGGTAACTTGCTCAATAGTATTGGCTAACTTCTTTTCTTCTACCTGAAGTTCACCTTGCATCTCATCATCATTGTCAATCAACATACAGTTTCCTTTTCCTGCCCACTAGGGTTTTAGGATTTAACATGAACTCGACATTTGTTTATGAGTTCTCTTTTAACTCTGCCGCCAATTTTTGCCGATGTTTTCGGTCAAATTGATGAGCTGATGTAGGAAAACTCCCAGACCAACCTTCCAACTTGATGTTGGGAGCAGAGATTTTACGATGTGAAATCACACCGCACTCACATTGGACATTGACCACCTCATAAGAAGTCAGTTTTTCAATGTGATGCCCATTTTCACAGGCAAATTCATACATTCTTTTCATTTAATTCCTCATAAGCCTTTTCGCTCACCTCTTTCAAGGTTTTAAGCCATGTCAAGATAGAAAGTTCACCTTTTCTGAATTGCAAGGTCTTTTCATCAGGAATTACGCTTATATTATTAAGCGACTCTATCATATTGTCAATATCTATGCACAATTCCTTCCAGCCTTCCATCCCCATCATTTCAAATCTGGATTCGTAATACTTTTGTAGATCTGGTGTCATTTAGCTTCCAGTGCAGAAATGCGGGTTGTAAGGGATTGGATGAGGGTAGCTTGTGTATCAATGATTGCCTTCATTTCTTGGATGGCTTTTAATAAAGCTGGAGCCAACATATCGTAATTAACTCCAGCCAAAGAACTATCTGAGTTATAGAAGCAAAGTTCTTTATTGATTGTTTCTGTATCTTCAGCAATCAAACCATAATGAACATCAGCCTTGGCAACGTCTGTATAGTTTCCTTCTACATCTTTTTCACGATAGTTAAACGAAACAGGCTGAAGATCAAATAACCAATTTACGCTTGTAAGCGGTGTTATATTAATTTTTGTGTTTCGTGTTGATGCGTTATATCCAAGTTGACCCGCACTTGAAACCATCAATGTCCGAACTGCACCTACGTTAGCGTTATATGGAGAACCCGCTGGAGATGCGCCTGTATAAAATGACCCATCATCATTAACTACAAGTGTATATGCTGGAGTGCTATTTGTAATATAGATAGAAGATGTTCCGCTAGTTGCTCCTGAACTTTTTAATGTAAACTTTCCAGATGCACTAGTAGCATTTACCAGCAAGTTACCGCTGGAGTCGATACGCATACGTTCTGCTTGGGCAGTGCCAAACTGCATCAAACGATTTGCTTGGTCATACTGAACAAAGCCATCATATTCACCAGCGGCGTTTTGCGTATTGCCAAAAAATAAACGCCCGTATCCTGCTGTGCCACTTACAAGACTAAAGGTGGCGTTTGTACCTGTTGTTGCTTGGCGCTTTACAGTTAAATCACCATAGCCAGCAGTAGCAGTACCAATGCCCACATTACCACTTGAATCTTTCACAATGCCTGTAACACCAACAGTCAGCGTGTCTGTTGTGGCATCTCCAAGCGTGGTGTTGCCTGTGGTGGTCAGGTTGACTAATGTCTCTGTGCCTGTGTTGGTCAAAGCTGGTGTTGTGATGCCATTTGTGCCGTCTAGCGTGATAGCCATGTTTTATGCTCCTTTCAATGCCGCTACATCGGCTTGCAATTGGATGATGAGGGCTTGTTGTTCTTTGATTGCGGCAACAAGCAGAGGTATGACATCTGTATAACCAACGCCAAGAGTATCTGGTTCGCCTTCAACTCTGCTTTTGTTTGTGTAAACAGCTTCTGGCAAAACTTTTTGAACATCTTGTGCAATCAAATAGGCGTGTCTCGTGCCTTCTTCTTCTGTTTTTAGTTTTCCAATGACAGCCCTTAGTGTTGAAACTTTATTTGCCGCATCTGTAATTGGCTCAATAATGTCTTTTAAAGTTTCATCAGAAGGATTTACCCATGCTGTACCACCATACGCATAATAAATAGAATTGTTGTCAGCTCCAGCGCCATTATTCCAAGCAACATAAAAATTATTGCTAAATCCATCAAGGCGCACGTTGTAGCCAGCAGTTCCACTGCTATTATTTACAAATATATTGCCATTGGCATACATACTGCCAGATACAAAGTTGGCATTATTTGACGTAAATGAAGAAGCCCCTAACAACAACTGACCGCTGGAGTCGATACGCATACGCTCAG